ATAATGTCAAAGCCGTTTGCGCCTTGGGCATTAATGCCTGATAGTACAGGTGGATTAATGGATATTAATGGCGTTTCTGTTATGTGGATTGGTAGCGGTTGGGTGTGGCTTGAATACACCGGACTAAAGGACAAGAACGGGAAAGAGATTTACGAGGGGGATATTGTAATGCGGGATGATAGCCGGGATGCTCGCGAAATAGTATATGAATGCACCTCATTTAAAGAAAAGGGAGGTAATACCATCTTTTCCACTTCGTGGGAAGTCATAGGAAACATTTATGAAAATCCAGAATTAATAAAATGACAATAAACCCTAAAACCCAAGCCGCCTACGACCTGATGCACCGAGGAGTTCTAGCATTAGCCAGAGCTGAAAGACAAGGAATCAGAGTAGACGTAGAATACGCAGAACGTATGAAACACCGGCTGACCAAAAAAATTGACTTAGCTACAAAGAAGTTAAAGGATACTAAATTCTACCGGCATTGGAATCATACAACTAAATCCACCCCAAATATTAATTCCAATCAACAGCTTGCCAATTTCCTTTATGGAGTAAAAAAGTTAGAACCAGCAAATATAACAGACTCCGGGCAAGGTTCTACCAATGAAGATTCTCTCACCCAACTTAACATACCTGAATTAAATGCTATACTGAGGATTCGTAAACTCCGTAAAGTTCGGGATACTTATCTGGGAGCTTTTATCCGGGAACAGGTCGATGGGTATATACATCCTTCCTTCAATTTACATTTGGTAAGGACTTTTCGAAGCAGTTCTGATAAACCTAACTTCCAGAACATCCCTATGAGGGACAAGGAGGCTATGCAGATCACCCGTAAGGCGTTATTTCCCCGACCTGGACATCAACTACTAGCCATCGATTATTCGGGCTTAGAAGTGAGGATAGCAACTTGTTATCATAATGATCCTACTATGGTTAAGTATATCAATAATGCTGGATCAGATATGCATGCCGATATGGCTGAACAACTTTACTTGATTGAGGATTTCAATAAATCAAAACATAAGATATTAAGGGATGCAGCGAAGAACGGTTTTGTATTCCCAGAGTTTTACGGAGATTATTACGGGAACTGTGCAATTGCTTTAGCTTGCCACTGGGGAGGGTTACCTCAAGGACGCTGGAAAGCAGGACAAGGAATAAAAATACCAGAGGGTCATCTAGCCGATCATTTCATTGCTCAGGGCTTTACCTCACTTGATAAATACACTAAGCATGTTAAAGAAGTAGAGGAGGATTTCTGGAAAAACAGATTCCCAGAATATGCAGCGTGGAAAGAACGTTGGTGGGATATGTATAAGAAGTATGGATACATTGATTTAAAAACTGGGTTTCGTTGCAGCGGAGTGATGTCCTTTAATGAAGTAATTAATACACCAGTACAAGGGGCGGCGTTTCATTGTCTTCTCTGGGCCTTTGCGGAAGCAGATAAGGTTATGTTGGAAGAGAAATGGGATACCAAGTTAATTGGGCAAATCCACGATGAAATCGTTTTAGATGTAAATCCGGATGAATTACACCATGTTATAAAAGTAATCAAAAGAATTACCTGTCAGGATCTTCCAAAAGCCTGGGACTGGATTACCGTTCCATTAGATGTTGAAATGGAGATTTGTCCGGTTGATGGATCGTGGGCAGAGAAGGAAAAATTCGCATGTTAATTTTTTTTAGTATAATATATTAAACCAACGAATAATGAGAGAAATTAAATTCAGAGCATGGAACAATGAATTAAATGAAATGATTTACCCCCATGAGCGCGGTGATCCAGAACATCATTCATTTCAAGTATATGGGGATACACTCCATTGTACGAATTATCAAAATGGTTTTGGAACAGGTGATATTATGCAATACACCGGACTAAAGGACAAGAACGGGAAAGAGATTTATGAGGGGGATATAATACAGACAAATGAAGCCGGATGGATTGGGTATGTCGTATATGATGTAGGGCAATATTATTTACAAGGTAATGAGGGCGGTTATAGTTTTGATTATAATGCATGAATTGAAATCATAGGAAACATTCACGAAAACCCAGAACTATTAAAATGAGCTTATATCATAAATACAGACCAGCCTCGTTAAACGAGATGAGAGGGAATGCAGAATTAATTTCTGCACTGGAAGGAATGCTGGACGTCCTGGGAACTTGTCCCCATTCCTTCCTTATTCAAGGGCCTACCGGATGTGGGAAGACAACGCTAGGTAGAATTATAGCTACCAGATTAGGTTGTAAGGGAATGGATTTCCGGGAAGTAGATTCAGCAGACTTCCGAGGAATTGATACAGTCAGAGAAATACACAAGCAATCACAATTCAAACCGCTGGAAGGTCCTTGTCGGGTTTGGCTTATCGACGAATGTCATATGCTAACAGGTACAGCTCAACCGGCTTTATTAAAAATGTTAGAAGATACCCCGGAGCATGTTTACTTTGTTCTGTGTACTACTGATCCTCAAAAATTATTACCCATGATAAGAGGAAGATGTAGTCAATTCCAAGTAAACCCACTGGATGATCGGCAAATGACCCGTCTATTAAAGAAGGTAGTAATTGCTGAGGGAAAAGAAGTACCTAAGGAAGTCTACGAGCAGATCGTACAGGACAGCGCAGGACATCCGCGTAATGCCTTACAAATACTTGACCAGGTTCTATATGTTGAGCCGGAAAAACAATTGGAGATTGCTAAACGAAGTGCAGAAGAACAAAGTGAGGCGATTGCTTTATGTCGAGCATTAATAAAAGAAGGGGCAGGGTGGAAAGAGGTAAGGAATATTCTAAGTGGATTAAAAACACAAGACCCAGAGGGGATCCGCCGGAATGTTATGGGGTATGCTCAGGCTGTATTATTAAAATCAGATAATGTGAGAGCTGGGTTGGTGTTGGAAGAAATGATTGAGCCGTTTTACTCTTCTGGCTTTCCAGGATTGGTATATGCATGTTACTCAATAATTAAAAACTAAATTATGAAATTTAAAGTAAAGCATAAAAAGAAAATTGAACGTAAATTGTCATACCCTTATTTAGCCATTGTGGACATTGAATCCCGAGACACTTTTGTATTAATAAGAAACCAAGGGGATGGTTGTACTATTTTAGAAGGACCAATGGTAGGTGATTTTTATAGGTTATCTTCTGATAGTAATATAACACCATTAAATAAAGGGGACAAAGTAATACTAATTCAAGAATAATTAAAAATTAAATTATGAACTACGAACAAGACCTTGCAATTGACCCGGACAGTTTAGATACTGAATGGTTAGAGCAACCACGATTAATGCTGCGGTACGCTAAACATGCTTCCAAGATGAAAATGGAAGTAGAGCGAGCAAAAGAAAGACTTGATATCATCCGGGCGGGTTTAGATGAAAAGATCCGAATAGATCCCGCAGACTTTGGTATTGTAAAATTAACTGAATCTGTTATTTCCAGTACCATCATTACCCAGGTAGAATTCAGGGAAGGAAATGAAGAATTTCTGGAAGCGGCATACGAAGCTAATATGGCTCAAGGGGGCACTCCGGGCATTGGAAGGGAAAAAGATAGCATTGGAAAACCTGGTAAAGTTACATGGTCAACAATACTTTGCCGGTCCAAGTGTTCCACGTGACTTATCAAAGGAATGGGAGAAGCATGAAAAGCAAAAGCAATCTAATACTGCTGTTGATAAGAAATTAAGGAGGAAGACATGACAGACATTTTAGAAATAGCAGGGGTAGTTGCAGCAATATTAATCACCACATATATATTAAGCCGGGTACAGATGTTTGCCTGGTTACATGGATTAAATAGATTTTTAAACAATAAATTTGAAAACAATGAGCAAGAAGAGAAAAAGTAGTTTCAGAGACAAAGTGAATCAGGATTCACACCGACAAAAAACAAGTGCATCATCTTATGGGTATCTCAATTTACCTAAGGGCGTGAATGTATGGAGTCCAGAACCAGGAGGAAAAGCAGTACTGGATTTTTTACCTTATGAAGTAACAGAGAAAAAACACCCTGACCGGAATGACGATGCGGATATTGCTACTCCAGGATCTCTGTGGTACAAGCGTCCATTCAAAACTCACCGAGATATTGGTGTAGATAATGATGCAGTAGTTTGTTTAACTTCGATTGGGCAGAAGTGCCCTATCTGTGAATACATAACCGCTACCACTCGGAAAGGACCAGACCAGGATGAAACTGAAGGTGAATTTAAGAAGCGTATGATAGCTATAAAGCAATCCAAACGAAATCTTTATGTAGTTATTCCACTTGGGGATAAAAAGCATGATGAGGAACCACACATTTGGGATATGAGTTGGTGGTTATTTCAAAAGCTATTAAATGAGGAATTAGAAGAAGATGAAGAGAATGCAATATTCCCGGACCTAGAAGAAGGTTTGTTATTGAAAATTAGATTTGAATCTAAAACAATGGGAGAGGGAAAACCTTTTGCAGATGCCAGCCGGATTGATTTTGAAGATAGGGATGAGCAGTATACAGATGAAATGCTGAAAGATGTTCCAAACCTGGATAAAGTACTTAATATTCTTTCCTACGAAGCTTTACATGCCAAGTTCTTTGAGATGGAAGCAGATGAAGAGGTGGGGAAAGAAGTTGAAGAAGAGCAGGAGGAGGAAGAAGAAGCAAAACCAAAACGCCGTAAGAAGACTACCAAAAAGGAAGTGGAAGAAGAAGAACCAGAACAAGAGGATGATGATGATCCGGAACCAGAAGAAGACACAAAACCTGTCCGTAAGAAAAGAGGTACAGCTACCAAAGAAACAGAAAAAGGGAATAAATGTCCACACGGTCATAAGTTTGGTACTGATTGTGATGAAGAGGATGACTGTGACAAATGTGACCTCTGGGATGAATGTATTGAAGCTAAACCGTAAAACATGGTAGAAAAAGGAACGATATTAAATAGCAAGTTTGTTGGGGTATGGTTACCTCAACAGACTAATTCCTTTCTATCATTGTATGCTTTAAGTAAAGAGCTTACCAAATCTCAAATTATTAGGGATAGTATAAACAGTTGGACAGAGGAAACGGAAAGAGAACACCCGTCCAAACATTTGATTTCTATCCTTATTACAAAGTATCAAAAGGAATGGGATGATAAAAAACGGTTATACAAATTAGAGCTTTCCAATCGATTTAATATTTTTAAGGAAGATTTATTTGTCTATTTAGATCGAAAGGGATTAGATGAAACGGATGTATTCCAAATCGTAGAAGGGTTAATACAATGAAAAGAACACAAAGCCTCAGTAAGCAAATGAAAACCAGAGCAGCACAGCAGCCAGAACAAGAAAAGGAACATGATGGGGATGATGCTGTGATGACCAGCACCGGAAGTACCTTGTTGGATTTAGCTATTTCTGGAGGACGTAAACGGGGTGGAGGAATGCCGGGGGGGATCTTTGTAGAAGTATTTGGCCCACCCGGATCAGGTAAAACCGTTTTGTTATGTGAACTGGCAGGAGCAATACAACGAAAAGGAGGACAGGTTATATTCAATGATCCGGAGGCTCGGTTGAATAAACAGTTTGCCAAGCAGTTTGATCTTGATGTAGGTACGATAGATTATAACACTCCGGATACCGTTCCACAAGTATTTGACGGGGTGAGGAAATGGGAACCAGAACCAAAGAATGAAATACATGGTGTATTTGCTGATTCGCTTGCTGCACTTAGTACGGATATGGAAATGGATAAGGATGAAGGGGATAAGATGGGAATGCGTAGGGCAAAGGAATTCAGCGAAGGATTACGTAAGACCTGCCGAATACTTGCCCACCGGAACTTCTTAATGGTTCGTAGTAATCAAGTAAGGCAGAATGCAGGGGGAGGACAGTTTGAACCTAAGTACAAGAGTCCAGGAGGAGAAGCGGTTGGGTTTTATAGCAGTTTACGACTGAGGACATACCAGCCTGAGAAGATCTGGAAGGAACTTACAATAGCAGGGAAGAAAA